TGGGAATCGCAGCTAAAAAAGCGGATGCTAAAGATGGTGAATTACCTGCACCAAAAGAACCAAATAAAAAAGAAGGTGGAGCAATATATCCAGTAGGTGGAAATTATTATTCAGATACTCCTGATGGACCAGCACAATATGTAAAAACAGAAAGTGTAGTTAGAGAAATATTTGAAAATCAAAACGAAAAGTTTATAAGTTTATTATTTGAAGAGAGTGTAGAAAAAGAATTACCAAATGGTAAATCAGTTAGAGTAACACCAATTGATGTAAAAGACCAACCAGAAGCAACTGCAAAAGCTGATGAATTAGATTCTAATAAAGATGATGATACTGAAGTAAAAAGTTTAGATACAATGCTAGGTGGAATTGAAGATACTACTGGTAATAAAACAACCAAAGAAAACGTTCAAAAGGGCTCCGCCGCTATTGTTAAAATATTTGATGTTTTGGCAAACAATCCAAAAAATCCACACGCTGAATCTCATAAAAAAGTAGGAGAGTTACTTCAAAAAATGTTCAACGGCGAAAAATTAACACAGGAAGAAAAAGATTTTTTATATCAATTTATTAGAATTGCAGAGCCAACTGCAAAAAAACCAAATGGTGCAAAATTTTATCTTGCAAAAGAGCCTAATAATTTTAAAGGTAGTGGTAAAAATAAAAGAGAGAAAGTTTCATTGGGCGGGGAAAAGGGAGGAAATAGTCCAGTTTATGGGGCATTTAGAGAATTTATGGAAAATGCAGGATTATCTCAAATGTCAACATCAACATTCGGTACAAAGTTAACAACTGCAAATCAAACATTTGTCGATGAAGAGGGTAAGACAAAATTACTAAAAGGAAAAGATGGTAAGCCAATGGCATCTATTGAAAAAGATGAGAATGGTAATGTAACATCTGTGGTTATAGGTGAAACAAAGATTGTAAGATTGGATGAAAATGAACCAAACATAACAGAAGATGAAAAGAAATTAAGAGAAAGAAACAATCGAAATATGGATGAATACTCTAAAGCGATTGCAAATAATGATTTAAAATTTATTGATATGGATGAAGGTGTTTCACCTGATACTCCCGAAAATAGAGTTATTGTTATTAAGGGTGCATTGAATGGAATAGCTAATAGATTAAAAGAATTGGCTAAAAAAGCTGGAGCAGATGATGAAAGAATTACCAAAATTATCGAAGAAATGCAATCTTTTGCCGAAAGAGACCCAAATGAAAATCCACAGCAATGGTTTAAAGATTTAAACGCATTGATGTCTTCTATTGCAAATGATGAAGGTGACCCATCTTTAAAAGAATGTTGGGCAAATTATGCGGAAGTATATTCAGCTATAGTAGAAATGCATGATGGGGGTAATGGTACTGAAAATGGAGCTTGTGCTTTATTACCGGAAAGTACAACATTGGAAACGGTGGATGTAATTACTATTAATACCAATGGTGTAGGAGAAAGAAAAATTGTAACATTAGATGGTAAGAGTGTTAAAAAAGGTGTAGGTGGGGCAAGTGCTTTAACATCTAAAACCGAAAAATCTACTTATAAAGATGACCCTGATGGAACTAAAAAAGAAGCTATAATAGAACTATCTAAATCACATGATGATATATATCGTATGAAATTGACTGAACCTATGGATGGTCACGTTGAATTACATACAAACTATCGTAATAGTATAAAATCTAAAGCTAAGGAATTGGGGGTAAGTGATGAATTTATTGCAGGTGTTGAAGATAGTCTTAAAGAACCAAATAGCGGATGGAAATCCGTAAACGCTGCAATGGAGGTAATAAAGGCTCAGAGAGAGAAGCAAGGTCAAGAATTTGATGATGAAACTATGGAAAAAATCCGTATGAGATTGGAAAGTTATTATATGTACGGTCATATATCACATGAAGCATATAATCATAACGTAGATGTTCAGGATTTTACCAATGATAGCATTCTTTCTCAATCGGGTGATAGAGGTGGAGCTGAATTAGTTAGGAATAAAGATATTAAAATAGATTCATCTGATGGAATTAATATCTTAGCATACCCTAGATTTGAATTTAGTATTGGAAGTTGGGGAAATGAAGGAAGAAGTGGTAATGCAGGAGCAGGTAGATTACACAACGGACCAAGAAGAGAATAAGATTAATTTGGAAATGTAAAATTTTCTTATTATCTTTACACTTATAAACCAAATGTTATGACAATCAACTATAAGAACCCAGAAGTGGTGGCTCAAATAGAGCAAGAGTATCCCGAAATGACAGCGGAATACAAAAAGATTATGATAGAAGGATATGAAACCTTCTGTGCTAAACAATCTAATTACGGACCAGGTAATATATCAGTAGGAACATCTCTGATTACCGAAGAGGAAAGAAAATTATCTCAAACGGGCTTGTGGTTTAGAATGAATGATAAGATTCAAAGATTAAAACAATTGGTGGTATTAGGTAAGCAAGATAATGTGGGAGAAGCAATAGATGATACCTATCAGGATTTATCTGTATATGGAATCATTGCACAATTAGTTAGTAGAGGAAAATGGGCTAAATAATGACTTATATTAACATATACATACCTAAGTTAAGTGAGTTAAAACAAAGATTAGAAGAGAATCCTAACCTAATTGAATACTATATTAAATATGAGGGATGGACCGGTGATTCCGATTCAATTAATTTTTTAGAGGAAAAGGTAGAAGAATTTTTTAAAAATAAAAATAAATAAAATGAAAATTTGGTTGTGGAGAGCATTAGGATTGGTATTCGTAGGTTGTGCTTATATTGGAGCAATAGTTCCAGGTGTACCTATGACAACATTTGTAATTTTAGCAGCATGGGCGTTTGCTAAGAGTTCACCAAAGTTAAATCATTGGTTGCACACTCATCCTAAATTTTCACCTTATTTAATTCGTTGGGAAGAGAAGAGTATATATCCAACAAAGGTTAAGTGGATAATGGTCATCACTATGATTATCAGTTATACGATTTTATTATTTACATTACATAAACCTGCGGCATTAATTGGTATAGGAGGATTTATGTTGTTTTGGATAGTGTGGGCATGGAGATTTCCAGGTTCAGAAGAAGAGTGGGAAAGAAGAAAAAAAGAGGGTAAAAAAATAGGTTGGGTAAAGTAATTGTTTTCGTATATTTGTATATATTTATAGGGGAATTCCAACTCCTTCCGTTTCATGAAAAACCTAATAAGCAAACTCATCTCATTTTTTACTCCTACACCTAAAGGAGAATTTCCTGCAACCCCAAAAGGCTTTACCGCTGCAAAAAATTGGGCACAAAATCAACCACATCCATATTCAGAGAATTTAACTCTATGGGAATCTATTTACACCACAAATGATGATGGGTGGTATGTTCTTCAAAGAATCAACCGTCATAAAAAATTATACGATGCTTACAAAAAATGTAAGGATAATAAGGGTTGTAATGAACTGAATCTCAAAGAGTTAGAAGACGAAATATTTTAGTAAAAAAATATTTAAAAAAGCTTGGAATATTCGATATATTAGTGTATCTTTGTTCTAAGTTTATTACTTGTAGATATTTATATCTATAAACTTAAACTTAATTTTTAAACCATAAAACAAATAAAGCATGTCAACAAACATTGATGCAATCAGAGCCCGTCTGAACAAACTTCAGGGCACACAGAAAACGGCTGACTCACTATGGAAGCCAACAGTTGGTAAACACCAAATCCGTTTAGTACCTTACAAATTCAACAAGGATATTCCTTTCATTGAATTGTATTTTCACTACAACATCAACAACAAATCTTATTTATCACCAGCTTCATTCGGAAGACCTGACCCTATCGTAGAGTTTGCAGAAAAACTTAAGAGAATGGGTGGAAAGGATGATTACCGCGAAGCTAAGAAAATGGAGCCAAAATTGAGAACTTTTGTTCCCGTAATCGTAAGAGGTCAGGAAAGTGAAGGTGTTAAGTTTTGGGGATTTGGTAAGACAGTTTATCAAGAATTATTGGGTTATTTCGCAGACCCAGATTACGGTGATTTATCCGACCCAATCAATGGTAGAGATATCGTTGTAGATTACGCAGCAGCGGAAGGCGGAGCATCTTACCCAACTACTACTATCAGAGTTAAACCTACAACTACTAAGTTGCATGAGAACGATGATAAGATTAAGGAGTTGATTGGTAACGAAAAAGAAATCACAACTATCTACTCAGAATTGTCATATGATGAGTTGAAGAAAATCTTAGAAAATTGGTTAGCTGGAAACACAACTGATGAAGGTGCACAATCTGCTACACAAGAAACACTTGTGGCTAAAACAGAAAAGAGTGTAAGTGATTCATTTGATTTCGATACAAAGCCTCACCAATTAGATGATGAGATTCCACAATCAGCTACTCAACAAGAGTTGCCTTGGGATGAAACACCATCGACACCTGTATCTAAAACTACTCAACAAGTAGCAGATGCATTCGAAGATTTATTCAAATAATAACAAGTTATAAATTATGGCAAAAACTGATTTAGCAGATATTCTGGTCGATAGTCTGAACAAGAAAAATAAAGACCAAAAAATCGCCTTCTTCTTAGATGATGATTCCGATGGAGCACCAACCAATGTAAATGGATGGATTTCAACCGGAGCAGCTATGATGGATGTTGCTATTTCTAATCGCCCGTATGGTGGAATACCTGTTGGTAGAATTACTGAAATCACAGGTTTGGAGCAGAGCGGTAAATCATTACTCTCTGCTCACATCTTAGCGGAAACTCAAAAGCAAGGTGGAGTTGCAGTATTGATTGATACTGAAACTGCGGTAAGTAGAGAATTCTTTGATGCAATCGGAGTAGATGTATCCAAACTTCTATATGTGAGTGTAGATACAGTTGAGGATATCTTTGAAACAATTGAAACAATCATTGAGAAGGTTAGAACATCTGAAAAAGATAAGTTAGTAACAATCGTTGTGGATTCCGTTGCGGCGGCTTCTACTAAGAAAGAGATGGAATCGGATTATGATAAAGACGGTTATGCAACCGATAAAGCTATTATCATATCTAAGGCAATGAGAAAGATTACCAATGTAATTGGTAGACAGAAAATTGCAGTTATCTTCACAAACCAATTAAGACAAAAGTTAGGAGTAATGTTCGGTGACCCTTGGACAACGAGTGGTGGTAAGGCTTTGGCTTTCCACGCATCGGTTCGTTTAAGATTGAAGAACGTTGGACAAATTAAAACTAAAGTTGGTGGAACGGATAAAGTAGTAGGAATCTCAGTAAGAGCACAAGTGGTTAAGAACCGATTAGGGCCACCACTTCGTTCGGCAGATTTCGAAATCTACTTCGATAGAGGTATCGATAACTATGGTAGCTGGCTAACTGTATTAAAAGATAATAAGTTAGTTAAACAAGGTGGAGCTTGGTATGAGTATGTAGATACTGATACCGGTGAAGTTGTGAAATTCCAATCGAAGGATTTCATTGTAATGATGCAACAAAGACCTGAGTTAAGAGACCAAATTTATAAAAAGATTTGTGAGACGACTATTCTTCAATATAAAAAGGATACATACGATATTGAAGCAATGGAAGTTGATACAAATTTACCAAATGAAGTAGAATAGTGAATAACAAATACAAGAATTTATTAGATGAAGTAAATTTGGAACATACCACTAAACACCTTAGAACTAGAAATTCTAAGGTGTTATTTGTGGATGGTTTAAATATGTTCTTCCG